TCGTCCATGAATCTTCAAGCGTGTGCCTGAATTAGGGCGGGCTAAAATAAAATCACCTTCTTTACACCAAGGACCTGTTGGAAAACGTTTAGCATCTTTGTAGCAATCAGGGCCAAGTTTTACTACAAAAAATACTGTAGATAATACTTCTTCTAATCGCATGGTTTCGGAAGATTTTGCTAATCCATTATCAAACTTGTCATCAGCTTCTGGTATCGCACATAAAATACGATAGCCTGATACTTCTGGGAGTTGCTTTGCTTTGTCTTCTGCTGTTTGAGGCAGAGTCGTTGTTGCATTTACATCATCGGGATTTGAGCCGATTAGTATTTCACTCATCTGAGTTCTCCATATTTTTTTGAAGGTCTTGAATATATCTTCGTGTAGAAAGTAGACCCGATATTTTTCCACATATACTTTGGTATTCAGCGTAGTCTTTGGCTACACCAGTACCTAAATGTTCTTCTAAATTTTTTACTTGTGCATCTATTTCTCTTACTACAACTTCGATTTCATTCATTTAGTTTCCTTGTTTGAAGGTTGTTTATTTTGTGTTTGTTGCTTATCTTGCATAGCCATTTGGGCTTTAGATCTACCAATATCAGAACCTAATCTAAATCCTTCCATTTTTTCTTTGGAAGCAATATTGGCTTTTTCTGCTTGAGCTTTAGCGGTCACTTGCATACCAGCAATTTCTTTTTGTGCTGATATTCTTGATTTTTCAAGTTCAAGTTGATCTGCTTTAGCTGCGGCATCAATTTGCATTTTCTTCATCTTAATATCAATCTCTTGTGCCTTAAGTTGAAGCTCTTTCATTTGCATTTGAATCACAGGATCTTGTGCAGCTTGTTGTGCTTGTTGAGCAGCTACTGCAGTTTGATTTTGATTGAGCAATTGTTGTGCAGCAGGTACTGCCATACGGGTAATTTGTATTTCTTGCTCAGGCGATAGCTTAGTTTGCTCATCATCACTATCAAGATCGTTATATGGAATGTTAATACCCATTTGTTGTTCCATTTGACGCTTATATTCCATGCCTACGTGCTCAGTAATATGAGATTGTAGTGCTTGAGCAATTAAAGGTGCTTGTGGATTCTGACCAATCACTGCTTTTACCTTAGGATCATTCAATAAAGCCAAATGAATGGCAATATGTGACTGATGATCTTGATACATAAAGGCTTTTAAAGGTTTATTCTTCATGGCATTCATGTTTTCAGTAATAGGATCTAATGGTTTCTCATCTTCTGGTAAAGGTACTAGTTTTTCTGCATTTTTAATGCCTAAAACCTCTAACATTTGACGATGTAAGAATGGAAGGTTGTAAAGTTGTGGTGCTGTTTGCGATAACTGCAAAACGGCTTGGTATTGAACCACTTTTTGACTCATAGTTGCTGCATTTGGGTCACTTACGGGGATAATATTGACCATTGAATAGTCTTTTTTGCGTGCTTTTTTGTTACCTGTAGATGGTTCATATGAATAATCTTCAGGGGCATAGTCCGCAATAATGCTTTTGAGTAATTTAAACTCATTCTTCATTGCAAAATGCACACGAGCTTGAATAGCACTCATTACCTTGAGCGTTCTTTCTAGAATAGCTAACGTTGTGCCTACTGGAGAGTTAGCACTCATGTCAGATACCTTCAAATCACCCGCTGCTGCAAATCTTCTGCCTTCTTCAATGATCTGATTAAGTAATTGAATGAGTGTTTGTGAGGGTTCTTTATAAGGCAATGGCATGATATTGTCTTTCATGGTGCCAGAAGGAACATCTACGTCCCTAAATTCGCCTGGAGCAATCGGTGTATCATCACCTTTAACTCTTAAACCTCTTGTTTTAAATCCACCAGGTAGGTTTGCTAGTGATCCAGCGTCTACTAATTGTCTAAGTATGGATGTTCCAGATTTAGCAAAACCTCCTATTAAGTGGATCAAACCAAAAGCGTAAAAACCAAATCCTGGAATGTATGGGTAGTGAACAAAATGCTGACGTTTTTTATAAGTCTCATCATCCGGTTCCCAGTTACGTCTAATTGCAAGAATCTGCATACTTCCTCTTTCAAGTGTTACGATATAAGGAAGTTTAAGACCAGTAGGTTTTTTCTTTTCATCTTGATGTTCAAAGCCTGGAAGATCTAAATCAACTTGCATTTCTAATAATTTATAACGAGAATCCGTTGAAGCTCTAAAGCCTAATTTTTCTGCAATCTTTTTCTCAACTTCATCTAATGTATTTTGGGGAGCGCCTAATTCAGTATCAAGATAAAAACCATCAAGTTGTAATCTTAATAATTCATTTTCTGTTTTACGCATGACGTGTGTTACACGTTCTGCAGTTTCAAGATTTGATGCGCCATAAGGCACTACTAAATCTTCTGAGGGTACATAGATAGATACTTGACGATCAAGACCCGGATCTATATAGACCTTTTTAAATCCATTACCAGAAAGTGCTGTGCCCCATAACATACGTTCATGTTCAGAGCGATATTCAGTCATCACTTCTGTCAGCTCATAGTTCATGTCATCAACGACACGCTCCATAGCATCTTTTTTCTCTTGTGTTTCTTTTCCAATAATCTCACCTTTAACAGGCCCTGATGCTGGAAAAGTATCCATGATTGTTTCTGATTGAAACTTAGTTACAGCTTCTGCAAGGATCGGATGATACACACCACACGCACCATCCCATGGTTCTGATCTTTCTTCAATTTTCAGACCTAGAAGTTCTAACCCATCGACATAAGTTTGAATCCAGTCTTTTCTTGCAGCAATATCAGAATCAAAGTCACCTACTAAATCCCCTGCTAAAGTTGCTAAATCTCCAGAACTTAATTCTTCAGCTAAGTTTTTACTAAACTCATCTGTGTCTTCTGTGTTATCAATATTAATTTCTAATCCATCTATATTAATTTTTACAGATTCAGGATCTTCAATTTCAATTTCTACTGGAGGGCCTTGCTCAATTGCTGCTAGACCTTGTGGTAGTTCATACAGTGCTTTGTCGATTGCCATATATTTTCCTTAATAATATGCAGTTTTGCGTCTAAATTCTCTTGGTTCATCAGGTTCATCTGAGGGGAGTGTTATAAATCCACCTTTTCGAAAACGAATAAGAGCTTGTGTTGAAGAGTCCACTAAGTCATCGTGGTCTGAATTTGGGAATGCTGCCATCTCTTCTATGACTTCTTCGGCCCAACGTTTTCTTGGAGCCCATACCTTGCCAGATGCAAATAAATCTGTTACAGAATTTAATCTACTTATTTTATCGTTTCCACGGGTCGGTGTAAACTCCTGAACGGGTATTCCCATTCTTCTTAATTCAAAGATGAGTGGGGCTCCAGAGGCTTTTGCTTCCACAATAAATGAATCAGGTTGCCATTCCTTATACATTTCCATAGCTCTTAGTTTAAGTTCTGGAAATTCCATACGTTCTTTTAACGCATCTAATAAAATAATATGGGGGTCTAATTCATTTTCATCTTTGTAAAATACACCCCAAGTTGTACATGCAGAATAATCGGCACGTTCTGATTTGGTAAAAGCAGTATCCCAAGATTGAATAATAAACTGACATAAAGGGGGAACTTCTTTTTCCCATTCCATCCACCATTCACGCTTAACTAAAGCGCCTTCTTCAGAGGTGGGATTTTGTTGGTATTGAGCTGACCATTTACTTAAAGGTAGTTCAATTCTTAATTTATTTAATTCATCTAAAGACCAGAATTCAGGCCATAAAGATTTTTCATTTGGAAGAATCGCTGGAAGTTCAATGATTTCCCATTCATCTCCATCACGATCAGTCATGGATTTAAGAATCTTGCCTGTTAAATCTCGTTTAGCCCAACGAGTCATAACAACAATAATGGCACCACCTGGTTGTAAACGTTGACGAGGGCCTGAGGTATACCATTCGTATACTTTATCAAATACGGATGGGTCTCCTGCGGCTAAGGCTGCTTCTTGCTCCGAGTGAGGATCGTCAATAATGAGAAGATCAGCACCTTTACCTGTAACAGTACCACCCACACCAATAGCAAAGTACTCGCCATTAGCGTTAGTACTCCAACGACCAGCAGCTTTAGAGTCAGACCTAAGGGCGACATTGGGGAATATTTTTGCATAGACATCAGAGTCTACCAGATTTCTGACCTTTCGTCCAAACCCAACGGCAAGTTCAGCTGTATTTGAGCACTGAATAACCTTTTTATTAGGAAACTTACCTAAAAACCATGCGGGAAGTAAAAAGGAAGCAAATTCAGACTTAGTATGGCGAGGAGGCATATTAATAATAAGTCTTTTAATTTTTCCATCTGCGATATCCTCAAATTTTTTAGCCATTAAAGCATGATGTCTACCATTAATAAATCCAGGCCACATGGTATAAACAAATTTTAAAAAGTCTACCTGTCCTTCTTCACGCAATAAAGCGTTATCATATTCACGTACCTGTTCTAAAACCATCGCCTGTTCTTCAGGAGATAGCATATTCATAAGCTCTATGACTTGATCACTCAAGGTTACGCACCCTTAACCCTACAGGTCTTATAGATCTAGCCCTGCCTTTAATGCCTTTACAAACACCAATGTCAATTAAGATAGCCATTTTACGAGAAACATTTCCCCTACCTTTTTCTCCAGTAAGACGCATGATATCGTCAATAGTCGGCCCAAAACCGTAGTTACGCCAGAACTCATCTACAATGAGAAAGATTTCTTTCTGTGCTGGGGTCATTTCTTAAAGTCATCCTCATTCAAAATAGGTCTATCTTTCTTGGCATCAGATAACATTATTTCTAATAACTCTATAATTTCTTCTGGACTGTTACCTACAATGGCGTCTGTATCACCAAACGCTAAAGGCTTTCCGTTTTTCTTATAAAAGACTTCATTTAATGCGTAATAGTATTCAGGCTCATTTTTAGAACCTCGTTTAATAATTCTATAGTTCCACATTATTTTGTCTCCTTAAATCCATTGTTGTTAGTCTGTTCTACATACTTTTCAAGATGACTATTCTGTAGCATCTTTTCAAGCTCTAATACTTTA